ACCGTAAGCTTACGTGGCCTAACGGGTCTGTTGCCTTCTTGTACAACGCTACAGAGCCAGACCAGCTCCGCGGTCCTCAGCATCACGCTGGATGGGTTGACGAGTTAGCTAAATTTCGTTATATGCAAGAATGCTGGGACCAGCTACAGTTTGGTCTCCGTCTCGGTGTTCATCCTAAGGTCCTGGTAACTACAACTCCACGGCCTCTCCCTCTTATTAAGAAGCTGGTGAACGATGAAGACACATTTGTTACCCGAGGGTCCACCTTGGACAATGCCGCTAACCTGGCGACCAACACCCTCAAGCAACTATATGAGCGATACGGCTCCACTCGTCTGGGACGTCAAGAGCTTGAAGGAGAGATTCTTGGAGACATTCCAGGAGCTCTGTGGAATCGAGACTCGATAGACGGTGCACGTATTAAAGAGGCCCCTAAGGACCTCGAGCGTGTATTTGTTGCTGTTGACCCTGCTGCCTCGTCTGAGGAGAACAGCGATGAGAACGGTATCGTAGTTGTTGCCCTTGCTCGTGACCCTGATGGGTACGCTCGTGGGTACGTTCTCGAGGACGGAAGCCTTAAAGGCTCTCCTGAGGAGTGGGCACGACAAGCCGTCCGCCTGTACCGGAAATGGTCAGCAGATAAAATTATTGCAGAAAAGAATAACGGCGGTGAAATGGTTTCATCGGTCATACGAGCAGTCGACAGGTCTGTACCAATTAAACTGGTGCACGCATCTCGAGGCAAGGTCGTTAGAGCCGAACCAATCTCTGCTCTGTACGAACAAGGACGTGTACATCACGTAGGTATGTTCGATAAGCTAGAAGATCAGATGTGTCTATTCTCTGTAGACAACATCCGTAATTCATCCACTGGGTCACCTGACCGTGTTGACGCTCTTGTATGGGGTCTGTCGGAACTATTCGACAAGATTACAGCTCGGCGCCGCGGAGGGACTGTTGCCCGTGGGGCTATCGTTGTTGATAATACAGCCTCTCAACCTTGGAGTATCGATAACCACTACGACAGTAACCCTAACGCATGGATGGCATAAGCTGTGGCTGAATACACTGAAACAATGACAGAACCGAACGGAGATAAGAAGGAAGGCACAATTGTCGACGTTCTTGCCGTTGATGGTAAAGTAGATAAAAAATACGTACCAGAAGGTTTTGACACTGTTGAAGACTTCTTGTGCGACATGAGGAAAGAATATCGGGCTGACGTCGATTTCGACCGTGAGAACCGTGAACAAGCTTTAGATGATAAGAAGTTCTCCGCTGGTGAACAGTGGGACCCGATTGTTATGGAGCAGCGCAAGGGTCTTCCCTGCCTTGTTATCAACAACATCCCACAGTTTACTGCCCAACTTGTTGGCGACTGGCGTGAGAGCCGTAAGGCAGTTAAAGTTGTTCCCGCTAACGACGAAGACGTAGATGTAGCCAATATCCGCGGTGACCTCATCCGCTCTATTGAGATGCAATCTCGTGCAGATCGCGTATACGACAGCTCCTTTGAGTCTCTAGTACAGTGCGGCGATGGTTCATTCCGTATTGCTGTTGAATATGCCAGAGATGACGTATTCGACCAAGACATCTTTGTACGACCAATCGAAGATTGCCTTTCTACTGTCTGGGACCGGTTCTCAGTTGACCCCACAGGCCGCGATGCCCGTCGGGTTTACGTAGACGACCGCGTACCTAAGAACGAGTTTGAACGGAAATGGCCTGGGGTTGTTGCTGACACATTGTCCAGCGATTCCGACCTCAACATTCTAACCGATGACGGCTGGATTGATGACGACGCCTACCGAGTAACTGAATACTGGCGTTTGGTTGAACGCAAGAAACTTCTTACCATGTTTGAGAACGGTAAGATTTTTGAACTAACCGACGACAACATAGAAACACTACAAGCGGCGAATGGTCCACCTATTCGTACCCGCGTATCGTGGTGCACGTACGCCCAGATGCATCTCTGCACTGGGTTTGCAGTTCTCTCCGGTCCTTATGAGTATCGGCTGAATCGTCTGCCTATTATCCGCATGTCTGGTCGCGTGACCAACGTTGCAGGTCGTAGGATTCGGTACGGCCTTGTCCGATTCATGAAGGATGCCGTCCGTCTCAAGAACTTCTGGCGTTCAATCGCCGCTGAGCAGCTGGGCTATGCTCCGAAGGCTAAGTGGATTGCACCAGAGTCTGCTGTTGAAGGTCGTGAAGACACGTTCCGCAAGGCACACCTGTCTCGTGACCCTCTCCTCATCTACAACGATGGGGCTGAGGCACCACCTACACTGATTCCTCCCCCTCCTGTCGAAGCTAGCCTTCTGAACGAAGCTGCTATCAACGCACAGGACATGAAGGATGTTACCGGCATTCATGATGCCTCACTAGGTATCAGGTCGAATGAAACCTCTGGCCGAGCTATTCAGGCACGGCAACGCGAAGGTGACATCGCCTCACTTACATTCTATGATAACGCCAACGCTGCCGTTCTGGAAGCTGGCGACGTCATGAACCAACTAATACCGCAGATTTACGACGGCACTCGTGTTGTACGTATAATCGGTGAAGACGAGAAGATGAAGTTCCAACGGATCAACGATCCTATGGACCCCAACTCCATCGACCTGTCTGTCGGCATGTTTGATGTTGCCCTGTCAACTGGCACATCGTACACAACTCGACGCGTAGAAGCAGCACAAGCCATGATGGATGCTATCCAGGTATGGCCAGAGCTTATGACTGTTGCTGGTGACCTTGTTGCCCGTGCACAGGATTGGCCAGGAGCTGAGAAGATTGCTGAGCGTTTGGAAGAAAGACTTAACCAACCTCAGATCGATCCTCAGCAGATGCAGCAAATGCAGCAAGAGTTGCAACGCTTGGCAATTGAGAATGAATCTCTCAAGATTGAGAACCAATCTGTCAAGGCTGACAAGGAAATCGCTCTTTACAACGCTGAGACACAACGTATTCGTGCTCTGTCTGACCATGAGGTTGACGCCAATCAGATGGAACAGAACGCAATTAAGATGATTCTGGACGGCGCTAAGTCTGTTGATGAAATGGATTTACGTACGGAGGAATTTGAACAAAAGAGACAAGACCAACAGGAAGATAACGCACGCCAGCACGAGCTGGCTGAGAAATCCCTGGAGGCAAAATCGACCCCTCGCGCCACAAGCACTTCTAGCGCAGGATCAAGGTCGCAACCTAAGAAGGCAAACGGTTAAAGGACCGCATAAAAACCTATATGAGTATGGAAGACAACAACAACGACGTATCTGTAGAAGATGTATCGCTTGATGATTTTGCTGATGAGCTCTTTGGCCAGAGTAAATCACAACCCGAACCGGCCAGTTTGGAAGAATCAGAAGACGAGCCTGCTGCACAAGACGACGCACAAGAAGACGAAGATAATACTCAAGTCGGGGAAGAAGTAGATGCCCCCGCAGACGAGGACGATACAGGAGAGGAAGACACGGAGACCCCTGAGGTCGAAGCTAAGCCTAAGAAGAATCGTTTTCAGGAACGCATCGACGAACTTACAAGCAAAGCCCGAGAAGCAGAGCGTGAAGCTGCTGCCTTAAAGGAACGCCTTGCTAAGTTAGAAAAGACAGCTGAACCAGAGCCCAAAGCTCAGGTAGAAGTAGTAACAGAAGGCCCTTCGCCAGACGATAAGAACGAAGATGGTACTGACAAGTATCCTCTTGGTGAGTTCGACCCCAAGTTTGCTGCTGATGTTGTACGCCACACCCTCAAGGTGGAACGTGAAGCATTGATAGCACAAGAAAAGGAAGATCAAGCCCGTCTCGAGAGGGAACAGGAAGTCGCCGTTCTACAGGCTTCTTGGAATGAGAAACTCGAACCCGCCAAGGAGCGTTATCCTGACTTCATTGAGAAGGGCCAAAATCTTGGCGCGACCTTTGATAGTATCGATGGTTCTTATGCCGACTATTTGACTACGACTATTATGAGTATGGATTACGGTCCAGATGTTTTGTATTACCTTGCCAATAATTTGGACGAAGCAACCAAGATTGTTCAGTCAGGTGCCACTAAGGCTACCATCGCACTGGGCCGTCTGGAAAGCAAGTTCGCTGAGGCAGATCAAGCTAAACAAATGGCTCGCCCCAAAGTTTCAAAAGCACCCGTACCGCCTGCACATGTGAACAAAGGTTCCGCAGCGGCTAAGGCAGCAGTTGACCCGAACACGGATGATCTCGATGAGTTCTCTCGTGCGCTGTTCAACAAGAAGCGATGAGGGAGGGCATACTTAACTCATAAAGGAATATATAAATGGCTGTAACTGTTGACCAAGCAAAACTGGTCCTCAACTCGTTTGCCGCAATCTTTCAGAATAACCTGATTTCAAAAGACCTCGTAACCTGGAAAAAGTTCGATGGTGAAATGAATGACCGAAATGCTTTGACTGTTGTCGAGCAGGTTGGTCCTCGCTTCATTACGACTCGTTCTAGCTCTGCTGTACAAGACCTTAGCTCCGGTGTCCAAGACATGGTCTACGGTTCGGAACAGTACAAGCTGACCGAAGTCTGGGGTTCCAGCATGGGCGTTGGCGACTTCAATAAAATCCGTGACATTGGCGAAGCCCGTGATTCGGAAGCGTTGAAGAATGCTGCTCTCAACCTTGCTGAAACCATTGATGCTTACATCCTCGGCTACGCAACCCTCGCCTCCAACAACTGGGTAGGTACTGCTGGTAACGCAGTCGACTCGTTCGATGACGTTGCTGCTGGTTACACCCGCTTGAAGGAAGAAGGCTGTGAAGACGCTGACTTGAAGGCCGTCCTTACCTATGGTGACAAGCAGGCTCTTGGTTCGTCTATCGTAACCAACAACGCTTCGCTTGCTGACCTTGGTGCTGGTACGTACCGTCAGGGCTTTAGCGGTCAGGTCGCTGGTTTTGACACACTGTTCACCCAGCAGCTCCCGACGCTGACCTCTGGTACTCGTACCAATGGCGCAGTTAATGGCGGTGCTCAAGGCTCGAACTACGCATCTGTTGCTATCTCTCCGGCCCCTGGTCAGTACATGACCCAGATTCTGGCTGCTGATGGCTTCGGTGCTGCTGCTACAATCAAAGACGGTGAAACCTTCACCATCGCTGGTGTATTTGCATACGACAACCGCTTGAAGGCTTCGTTGGGCCGTCTGCAAGAGTTCCGCGTTATTGGTGATTACACCGCTGACGGTGCCGGTTCTGTTGTTGGTGGTATCCGTATCTTCCCTGCGATCATCGTTCCGGCTGCTGGTACGACTGGTAACAACGCTGTTAACTCGGCTAATGCTACCGTCACCGCTGTGCCTGCTGATAACGCTGTCATCACCTGGAAGTACGCTGCTTCGACCGCTGTCAAGCCACGTCTCTTGATGAACAAATCGGCTGTTATCTGTAACACCGCTGACCTCGTCATGCCCTCGACCGGTACTGCAATGCGCAAGTCGCTGACCAAGGTACCTCTCTCTGTTCGCATGTGGAAAGACTCGGTCTTCGCCACCGGTGAGCACCGCGTCCGATTTGACGTCGCTGTTAACGCTAATATCGTTGACCGTCGTCGTATCGTACGTATCAACGGCTAATCTTAACATAAAGGACTAACTATATGGATAGTGGTAAAAAGGGTCTAGACTCTGGTAAAAAGGGTTTGGACTCTGGTAAGAAAGGCCTGGACTCTGGTAAAAAGGGTCTAGACAAGGGTAAGACTGGTACTGAAACCCCTAAAGTGGGCGGCGGTAACTAATACCCCTAATATGGTTGGGGCCTCTGCCGGAAACGGTACGCCCCAATTCTCATAAGGAATTATGGATGAAGTATCAGGAAAGATACCAGCCGATATTGATCGGCGTTAATGGCACATTTGAAATTGACGGTGACTCTCTCGGTGGTTTCCTGTGTACTACTGCAGGCACTATTACAGTTACCAAAGTGAATGAGCTGTCAGGTGCCAACGTAACTATTATCAATGCTCACCCTGTATCAGCAGGAATTTACTACCCTCTCCCATTCTTCTTGGGTTCTAACGGTGGTACGTTTACCGCAGCAGGCGGTGCATCAGGAACTCTTGGAGTTTAATTAGATATGCCCAGTACCCATTTCTTCGCTTATTTCTCCTCGGGTGGCGGCGGTGGTGGGTACTGGATACTTGTCACAGGCTTTTGGGACGATGGCGGTAGTTGGATTGACACAGATAACTGGATTGATTAATGGCACAACAAATACTTAATAACGGTGAGTCCGGCCTAGTTATCCGCGGCAAGATTAACGATAACTTCACAGAAGTTTACACTATTGCTGCTAACCCTTACCCTCAAGTAACTGACTTTGCCAGTCTGCCCTCCGCGGCAGCTAACACTGGCGCTATTTATATCGTACAGACAACTACAGGTATTATTGGTTTCCGTAAACTGGCTGGTCTCTATCGGTCAGACGGTGCCAACTGGAACTACCTCGGTTTGTATGGTCGCAACGCTGTAGAAATTGTTAACGTTCCCGCAGGCAACATTGCCGCAACAGACGTACAGGCAGCGATTGATGAATTAGATACTGAGAAGCTAGGCGTGTCGGCAACTGCCGCATCTGCAACTCAGTTAGCCACTGGTCGTACCATTGCCATCACAGGCGATCTGACGTACACCAGTCCTTCCTTTAACGGTACGGGTAACGTAACAGCAGCGGGTACAATTGCTAACGACGCTGTAACCTTTGCCAAAATGCAGAACTCGACTGCTGCTTCTATCCTGCTTGGACGTGGAGCGGGTGCTGGTGCTGGGGACTTCCAGGAGATTACTCTTGGTACAAACCTCAGCATGTCAGGCACGACTCTTAACGCATCTGGAGGAGGAGGAGGCGGACCAGCAGACGGCGACTACGGAGACATCACAGTCTCTGGTGCCGGTACTGTATGGACAATTGATAACACTGTTGTAACCTTTGCTAAGGTTCAGAACATTGCTACGTCTCGTATCCTCGGACGTACTACTGCGGGTTCTGGTTCGGTTGAAGAACTAACTGCTGCATCAGCTAAGACGCTTCTTGCTATCACAGCATCTGATGTGTCTGGTCTTGCTACTGTAGCCACATCTGGCTCTGCCGCTGACCTTACTGGTAACCTTGCTGTTGCTCGTTTGAACAGTGGAACTGGGGCTAGCGCTACGACCTTCTGGCGTGGTGATGGCACTTGGGCAACTCCTGCTGGTGGTGGAGGCGGTAGCGGGGACGTTACAGGGCCTGCGAGCTCGACGGATAACGCTATTGCGAGGTATGACAGCACGACAGGGAAGATCATACAGAACTCCGCCGCGACGGTGGATGATGATGGGGTTATAAGGTCTGCTACTAACTCCGGCGCAAACGCTGTATCAGTGCCGTTGGTGAACTATCTCTATCAGAACGCAGACTATACTTTATCCAGCGTGACGACAGAACAGAAGTTATTCAACCAAACGACTAATGGAGCCTTGTCGCTGCCTACTGGGTTCTACCGCTTCGCTTGCTGGTTCTATCTGACGACTATGTCAGCGACTTCGGGTAACGCGGCTTTTGACCCAATCGGAGGTGGCACAGCGGTGTGCAGTGACTTTGCTTATGACAGCTATGGTCTGGATAACAATACGCAGCCGAACGCGGTTTTAGCGATTAGTGGCATAGGTTCGGTGACTCAGCAATCCAGCGTAAACGTCGTCTTGGCAGGCACCGGCACAGGTATGCGAGTAAGATTACAAGGTGTTTTCCGCATTGATACTGCTGGAACGATCATACCTTCAATAACACTTGTCACCGCCGCTGCGGCTGTTTGTAAAGCTGGCAGCAACTTCATCATTGAGAAGATTGGCGAGGTAGGCGAGAACACAGTAGGAGATTGGAGTTAAAATGACACTTGTTCAACAGATTATTACCGATGCTTTTCGACAAAGCAACCTTATTGCAGTAGGGGATTCTCCTACACTTGAGTCGCAAGACGAAGCACTGAGGTATCTCAATCGCATTGTTCGTTCAGTATTCGGTAACGAGGCTGGGGAACAACTAGAAGAATTTCCTGTGGGTAAGAAAAACATCTCCCGCCCACAGGGATATCCTTTTGATGAAGAGTACATAGCTGCTGACTGGTACGTACCAACCAACAAACGGTTGATGCTGAACCTAGAGAACGCAATTACAATCTATCTCGACCCTCACCCCTCTGACGGAAGTCGTATGGGTGTTATCGATGTAGCAGGTAATCTCTCTACGTACAACCTTACTCTTGCTGGTAACGGACGTCTGGTTGAAACAACTCCAACTCTGGTCCTGAATACTAACTCAATCAACTATGAGTGGTTCTACCGCCAAGACAAAGCTGCTTGGCTACGTACGACAAACCTAGGGATTGCGGATACGTTTCCGTTCCCCGAAGAGTTCGATGACATGTTCATCACGATGCTTGCTATTCGTATTAATCCTGCCTACGGGCGTACGATTGATGAGCAGTCTGCATCTGTCCTTGACCGCAGTCGCACTCAGTTCCGTGCTAGGTACGCTAACGCAATCCAGACCAACTCTGAGTCCGGCCTCCTGCGTATGAGCAAGAGTCCTGGCACTCGGTACTACGTAGACGACACGACTAGGTCTGATGATTTCTTTAACAGTGGAATAGTTTGGTAGGATATAAAATGCAAATTCCTTTAGGCGTAAACGATTGGGAAATGCCCTCTGAGAATATTTCTCGCATTCGTTTGAGGAATATGTATCTTATTGACAACCCTTACTCCCCTGATAAAATCTCTCGCGTAACTCGTCCAACCCTTAGCCTGTTCTCTACAGTAAGCACTAACCCTATTCAAGGTATTTGGAGACAGGCGGGGTCACTTGAAAACAAATGGCTGGCTATTACTGGCTCTACTCTGTTCTCTGTGTCAGAAGAAGGGGTGGCAATTGCTATCGGCTCTCTTCCTGGAACAGGTATTGCAACCTTTTCGGGCAGTATCGACCAAGTCTTAATCCTCAGAGACAATCGTCTATTCAGTACGGACGGCGTTACAATAACAGAGATACTGTTGCCAGACGGGCAATTACCAGGAGCTATCAATTGTATAGACAGTGTTTTTATTATCTCTGTCAAAGACAGTTACCGTTTCTATTGGTTGAACCCAGGAGAAGCAACACCTGATCCGTTAAACTTTGCATCGGCTGAACGGTTCCCTGATCCTATTATCTCTATCGGTATTATCTCTGATGAGATTTGGTTTATTGGTACTGACAGTGTGGAAGTTTGGCAACCTACTGGCGATCTAGACGCCCCCTATACACGTATCAACGGACGGTCATTCCTTAACGGATGTGTTGACGATCTCAGTGTAGTAACAACTTATTTCCAAAGCTACCCCTGTTTGATCTGGGTAACAGACAAAAGAGAAGTTGTTCTCGGACAAGGTACTCCTACCAAGATAAGCAACATTGCTGTTGAAGAGAAACTACGTACGGCTACTAACTTCCGTGCTTGGTCTTTTAGAGCAGCAAAGAACGATTTCTACATTATCACTACAGACGAAGTAACACTAGCCTTCGACCTTACTAAAAAGACTTGGGCTGTTTGGGACTCGTACGAGATGGCGAATTGGCGGGCTCATCTTGGTATTCAATATCAAGATAAAGTTTACGCGGGAGATTCTCTCACAGGCATCATCTGGGTTCTTGGAGATGGCGACTCAGACGACGGTATTAGTATTCTAAGAGAAGTCTCTGGATTTGTAAACTTAGAGGGCAATCAAGAGCCTTGTTACAACGTCAATCTTCGTGTTAACTCTGGTTGGTCTCCGTCTTATACTACTCAATACCCTGTAGAATTACGGTGGTCTGATGACGGAGGTTTTACTTGGTCTACATACCGGCAGCAGTCTTTCGGTCTAAAGGGACAGTACGACAAAGACATCACCTTCCGGTCTCTTGGCAACATGAACAGACCAGGCCGTGAATTTGAAGTTCGTTTCTCTGCACCTGTTAGTTTCCGTCTTGATTACGCAACAATGAATGATGTATAACTATGGCGATTAAACTTGCAAGACTTCCGACTAACTGGCAAGACCAGCCTAAGCTTGTAGAGCGATACTGGGATAGTGCTATGACAGAGATCGAAAAGACTCTTAACGCTATCCTTGCTATCCCTCTTATTGAAGATGCTTTGGCAGACTTAGACACAGCTATTGCTGCTGCCGATGCTGCTGCTGCTACTGCAAACGCTGCTGCTGCCAGTGTGACATCTGAACAAAGCATCGTGACTTCTTTTCCTGATAACTTTGTAGCGCCTCTTATCTCGGCAGATAACTTAGGTAACGTCACAATTGCTGCTCACGACAGGATATATGGTGACTCTGTATTGAATCCTCCAGTTGCCGTCGCAGGGGCGATACTTGCTACAGGGGCTGCCGCAGCTTCCGTCGTACGAGTTTACTACAACGACCCTGCAAGAGCTGGTGGGTCAGTAACTTATTTGTACACCGTCGATCCTGCAGCCCCTCCTGTACAAGGCGGAAACACACACTCAGTAGGGGCTGTAACAATT